TATACCGCCCCAATCGAACTCGCGACTACCAATTTTTTGACCGCACCATCAGTGAAATGTACACTGTGGGCGGATTAGATATCTATGTTCACAAATATCTGGGCCCACAAACTGGGGGCGAAGACTCTGCGCTGTCGGGCAATGCTGATGCCACACAGCCCATTTATGATGAGCAAAGTCCACTAAACATTCAAGACTTGCTGTTGCTGGAAAATCGTGACAGAGTGTATGCTCCAGATATCTATGTCATGCGCGGTGTGTATCGTGTGCAGGATGTGGACTTTGATCTAACACAGTTTGGATTGTTTCTGAACTCTGACACACTGTTTGTGACCTTTCACTACAACGACATGATAGATACATTTGGTCGCAAACTCATGAACGGTGATGTTATTGAAGTGCCAAATTTGAAAGATTACAATCCCTTAAACGCTGCCTTGCCATTAGCCTTGCCTAGATACTATGTGATCCAGGATGCCAACTTTGCGGGAGAAGGTTTCAGCCAAACTTGGTTGCCGCACTTGTGGCGTATCAAGGCCACGCCACTGACTAACGCACAAGAATACAACAGCATCCTAGACAAGCCATTTGTGTCTGAATACATTTGGGATCCGGGTGATTTCTATCCTGGCGGTAGCATTGTGAATTACGGTGATGTGTATTATCGAGCCACGAGAAATGTGCCTGCTGGCACAGAAATTACTGACACAACTTATTGGTCCGAGTACACTCCGCCCACAATCTCTGACATGCAGAGTACCCGACCCAAAGATCAACAGATCAATGATGACATACTTGCACAGGCCAATGTGGAAGTTCCACTCAGTGGATACGACGTTGAAAAGTTCTATGTTGTGGCCACGCTTGAAGATGGACAGCCTGCCAACCCAACTAGTTTGACCACAATAGACGGCACCACAGTGGATGGCACACAAGGCGGCATGAACATTACTCCGCGAGCGGATGGCTACACAGCAGGATATCTCACTGGTGATGGCTTTGCTCCCAACGGCTTACCTGTTACCCCAGGTGTGAGCTTTCCTCCAAATGCAGTGAGTGGCGATTACTGTTTGAGATTGGACTACAAACCCAATAGACTGTTCCGCTACAACGGAAGATCATGGATCAAGATAGAGGAAAAAGTGCGAACACAACTAGACAATGCCGCAACCAATCAAACACAACGCTCGGGCTTTGTGAACAATACATACACTACCAATACCACGGACTTGGGGGCTGTGCCACAGCGTCAGAGTTTGAGTCAAGCACTAAAACCCAAAGCAGACAATGGTGATCAAGGCGGCTTCTTGCCACCCAACCCACCACCACCTTATTCAAGATAAACATGCAACAATTTTTCTACCATTTGTTATAAATAGATGTATGAACATCTATAAAATTACCAACACTTTGAATAACAAAATTTATATAGGTCAGACTGTGCAAAAAAATGCTAAAATGAGATGGTATCAACACTGCGCTGATGCAAATAAAGGCAAGGACAGCCACTTATGTAACAGCATGAGATTATATGGTATTGAAAATTTTGTTTGGGAAGTAATTGATAGTGCTACTACCATTGATGAACTGAATGTCAAAGAAGAACAATGGTTGAAACATTATCAACAAACAGTTGAATGCTACAATATTAGAAATGCAGGCGGGAATAAATTTCATGCCAAAGAAAGCATTGAAAAAATGAAACAGTCGCAACTTCAGGCCCATGCTCGTCGCAGAGCTCAAGGCAATGACGGCGGCTGGACACGCAAAGATGGAGGTCCAATGTTAGGCAAATCACATCCTAAAAAAGGTAAACCTAGCAAGAAATGGACTGCTGAGGCCAAAGCCAAACTATCCTTGATTGCTAAAGAACGCGAAGCAAGAAAAAAACTTGCCGCCAAGGAGAATTAAAATTCAAAGTTTTTTTTATGACGCTCAAATACGCAGGTTCCTACTGCAATTTACCAGAATCTTTTCAGGATTCCAAATTGAGTACGGCAACGAAACTGATGGCGTAAACAAGGCCACCTTGTTACGTGTGCCTGTGCGGTATGGCGACTCCAGTCGCAATGCACAAACTATCATTCAAGAAAACTCTGCCAGTGCCTTGCCATCAACTCCACTGATGACTTTCTACATCAACAATCTTGAATACGATAGACCAAGAATACAAGATCCCACCTTTGTGGACAGATTCTCAGTACGCCAACGCACCTATGATACCGAAACAGAAACGTATGACACCACACAGGGCAATGCATTTACCATTGAACGACTGATGCCTGTGCCGTACAAGCTGAGTGTTACACTGGATATCTGGACATCAAACACCAATCAGAAACTGCAACTACTTGAACAAATTTTAACACTATTCAATCCTTCGCTAGAACTGCAAAGCACAGACAACTACATTGACTGGTCCAGTTTGAGTGTGATGTATTTGGATTCGCTGAGCTGGAGTTCACGAACCATCCCAATGGGCACAGAAAACCCCATTGACATTGCCAGCATCAAATTCTCCATGCCCATATGGATTTCATCTCCAGCCAAGATCAAGAAACTGGGTGTGGTAGAACGTATCATTGCCGGCATCTTTGACGCACAAGGTGATGCAGCAGATGCCATTACCAACAACGACCTGTTGCTGGGAACTCGTCCTATGTTCACACCATGGGGTTACAAACTAGTTGTGATCAACAATCAAATTCAAGTGTTACCAGCACCTACTGTTGTGCCCAATGGTGCTTATACTGACCTAGATCCTACTGCTATTGTGGCCAACTCGCCACTGCTGTGGCCTGCTGTGATTTCGGCATACGGCGTGTTGCGTCCGGGCATCAGTCAGATTAGATTGAATCGTCCTGTTGAATCGCCACCAGACAGTGGTAGTCCACCTATCATTGGCACCATTGTGATCAACCCTGATGATGATAGACTGGTCATCTTCACTCCCGACGCAGACACAGCACCACAAAATACGCTAAACCCAATTGACGCTATTATTGATCCCTTAATCAGCGGACCTGGAGACGGATTGCCGTCACCTGTAACAGGTGTGCGCTACTTGTTGACTGAAAGCACCGGTAACTATGACAACGTGGCCAATCCTGCTGCCTGGGCAGGCACAGCTGGACAGCCGTTGGTGGCGTCAGCCAATGACATCATTGAATGGGATGGCGCACGCTGGCGTGTGTCATTTGTGAGTGAAGGAGAAACTGCGGTGCAGTATGTGACCAACATAACTACTGGTACACAATATGAATGGACTGGAGCAGAATGGACCAAAAGTTATCAGGGCGAATACCCAGCAGGCACATGGAGCCTAGTACTGTAAAGGCTGTAGGCGTTTGGTTCTTGGCCCGTGACACTGGCCGCTATCTATATCTCTTGAGAAACGACGTCAAGCACCCCGGAGCATGGGGCTTGCCTGGTGGCAAAGTAGAAGCAGGTGAAACACTGTTGGGTGGTATGGAACGTGAGTGCCAGGAAGAATTAGGCAGTTTTCCAGACTATCGGCGACTTATGCCACTAGAAAAATTCACATCAGCAGATGGTGTGTTTGAATATCACACTTGGGTTTGTGTGCTGGATCAAGAGTTTCAACCTGTACTAAACGACGAGCACATTGGCTATGCGTGGATTGCTGTGGGCACATGGCCCAAGCCCATGCATCCTGGATTGTGGAGCACACTGAACATTGACAGTGTTCAACAAAAATTGGCTGCCGTGGAACGAGTGGAGTTGGCCAGTTTATAATCTGCCAACTGCAATTTCAATTGTACCAGATACGCCAACAAAGTCTTCAACTGCTTTGCCAATTACAGTGCCCATGGCCGGTGTCACACAAGCCTGTGCATGACCATTGCCTGCTGACACCATCATTGCGCCCTTAGTTACTGGCCCAACTACTAGAGTGGGCACTCGACCAACTAGAGCAATTGCTGCCAAGTGTTTGCCTTGTGCTGTGCTGTTCATCAAGTGTGCAGGGTTGGTACTGACCACACCTGCTATTAATGCGCTGGCTGCGGTGTTGCTGATAGTAACTTCGTGATTGCCACCAAATTCCAGCACAGTGCCCGGCAAGTAGTCAGCATCAGCCACATACATCTCTGCCAAGTCAGCATATTGTGCTGATGTGGCCTTAGCAAATATAACGTTGAAACTGTTAGCACTTGTACCAATGTTACCAACACCGTTGGCTGCGCCATTGGTAATGGCTTGAGCAGTATTACCAGTGTTGACTAGTAACACCCCAGCAGTTGTTAAATTGCCACCTGTGATGTTGCCAGTTGCACTTATCAATCCAGCAGTTCGTAAGTTACCACCTTGTATGTTACCGGTTGCACTAATCAATCCAGCAGTTCGTAAGTTACCACCTTGTATGTTGGCAGTTGCTGAAATTAATCCACCAGTTAGCAAATTGCCGCCAGTTATGTTTGCTGTGACTGATACAGTGGTACCGGTGTGAGTGGTGGCATTGACGTTTGCACCACCTAAAATATTGCCACCTGTGATATTACCAGTAACACTCAAATTGGCACCAGTGTTAACGTTACCCGTGCCATTTGGTGTAAACACAATATTAGCATTGGCTGCAGATGTTTGAATGTCCAGTTGGGCTGAATCAATAATGGCGCCCGACAATATCAAAT